TATTGGTGGACAAAGAGTAATTAAACAACAAGACTTTGATGATAAGATAGACATCATCCCAGTTGCAGACCCTAATATTTTCTCTCAAGCTCAAAGGATATCTATAGCCCAAACGGAGCTGCAACTGGCTACATCTAATCCACAACTACACAATTTATATTCTGCATATAGAAACATGTACGAAGCACTCGGTGTAAAAAACATAGATACAATTTTAAAACCACCACAAAGACCAATGCCGATGGATCCTGCGGTAGAACACATACAAGCTTTAGCAGGCAAACCATTCCAAGCCTTTAAAGGGCAGGATCATCAGGCACACATAACTGCGCATTTAAGTTTTATGGGAACAAACATGGCTAGAAATAATCCTGTGGTGATGGCAAGTTTACAAAAAAATATTTTTGAACACATATCTTTGATGGCGTTAGAGCAAGTTGAGATGGAATTTAAAGATGAAATTTTACAACTACAACAAATGCAACAAAATCAACAAGCAATGCAAGATCCAATGATGCAACAACAAGTCATGGACTTTACGATGAAGATAGAATCTAGAAAAGCAGTATTGATTGCAGAGATGACACAAGAATTTATGAACGAAGAGAAGAAAATTTTAGGTGACTTCGGTAACGATCCTTTAGCTAAACTAAGATCTAGAGAGTTAGACCTTAGAGCACAAGAAAACATGAGAAAAGAACGTGAAGGTGAAGACAGATTAAACCTAGATAAGATGAGAGCTATGATGAACCAAGATAATCAAGAAGAAAAACTTGAACAAAACGAAAAATTATCGAAGTTAAGAGCAGATACATCAATTCAAAAAACAATTTTAAGTAAAACTTTGCCATCAAGCAAAGAAATGATGCCAGATTCTATAATTATAGGCACGGATAGCGAGTAAGATGGACAAAAAACAGAAAAAAGTTGCGAAAGTTATGAAAGAATTTAAAAAAGGAAAGCTTTCTATCGGAAAATCTGATAAAAAAGTTAAAAAACGTAAACAAGCTATCGCAATTGCACTGCGAGAAGCTGGAATAAGGAGAAAAAAATGAAAAAAGCAAAAACAAATGGTAAAAAACAAGTTGATCACGGCATGTTTACCAATAAAGATGGTTTGCTTGATGGTGGAGTTGAAGTTAAAGCTACAAGTTTTAAAGAAACTCAATCTGTTCAAGTAGGTGGTCAAAAAAGAATGTTGCCAGAAAAGAAAAGCAAAGCTGAGTGGTACTAATTTATGTGGTTTAGTGCTCTTAAACTTGGCTTAAACGCTGCAACGCACATCTATAAGAAAAAACAAGAGACGAAGATGGCGATGGCAGACGCTCAACACATGCATGCATCTAAGATGGCTAGAGGTGAGAGCGAATACCAAGGTAAATTATTAGAAGCAAGGCAATCAGATTGGAAGGACGAGTTCGTCCTCATCGTGCTTACGTTGCCCATCTTGGTGATTGCTTGGGGGGTCTTCTCGGACGATCCTGGAGCTGCTGCAAAGATAAAAGAGTTCTTTGAACAGTTTCAACAACTACCTTCCTGGTTCACAAATTTATGGATCCTTGTAGTGGCGAGTATTTATGGTATAAAAGGAACACAAATATTTAAAAACGGAGGAAAAAAATAATGGCTAATCCTAGATATAACACACAGACTACAAATAGACGTGGTGCTATGGGTGGCGGAGTTGCAGAAGCTGCAAGAAAAGTTCGTGCAGGCATGAAAAAAGGCGGCAAGATTCCACCACAATTAAAAAAATTCGTAATGGCTAAAAAGAAAAAAGCCAAAATGAAAAAGAAATAATGGCGGGTAAAGGTTTATACGCAAACATACACGCTAAAAGAAAACGTGGAGGCAAGATGCGAAAGAAAGGTGCAAAGGGTGCACCAAAAGCATCTGACTTTAAAAGAGCAAAACAAACGGCGAGGAAATAATGACAAAACTTTGTCCAAGAGGTAAAGCAGCAGCGAAAAGAAAATTTCGTGTTTATCCGTCAGCATATGCAAATGCATACGCTAGTAAAATTTGTGCAGGTAAAATTAAAGACCCATCTGGTGTAAAGAGAAAAGATTTTAAAGGTCGTAAACCATCTGCAATGGGTGGAAGAATAATGGCTGCAAAAGGTTTTCCTGATCTATCTGGTGATGGAAAAATTACACAAAAAGATATCTTGATGGGTAGAGGTGTAATACCAAGAGAGAAAAAAAATAAAGGTGGTGTTGCAAGAGGTTGTGGCGCTATCATGAGTAACAGACGTAAAAAAACAAAAATGTACGCGTAATGCTATGGCTAAAAATGGTCTTGACAAATGGTTCAAACAAAAATGGGTAGATATTGGGAGCAAGCGAAAAGATGGATCCTTCGCAAAGTGTGGCCGTTCAAAACAGAAAGCGGACGCAAAGAGGAAGTATCCAAAATGCGTGCCTCTAGCGAAAGCGAGATCAATGTCAGAGGGACAGAGAAGATCTGCCGTTGCCAGGAAACGGGCAGCTGCCAATGTGGGACCTAAACCTACAAACGTTAAAACAATCGTAAACAGAAAAAGAAAAGCTTCGGGTGGACCTAGTTCTACCAACACACCATACTTTGGTCGTAGTATAAAAGGTAATTATGGAGGAGTAAATTTATCTAATCCATCTTATCTTAAATACTACAAAGGCATGATCTAATGAGAAAACAAGATAGACAACCACCTAAAACTAAAAAATATTTTAGATCAACTAAATCTGGTGCAGGTATGACTGCAGCAGGAGTTGCAAGATACAGACGTGAAAACCCTGGGTCTAAACTAAAAACAGCGGTCACTGGCAAAGTCAAACCAGGATCTAAAGCTGCTAAAAGACGTAAATCATTTTGCGCGAGAAGTGCAGGGCAAATGAAAAAATTCCCAAAAGCAGCGAGAGATCCTAATTCTAGACTACGTCAGGCTAGAAGAAGATGGAAATGCTAATAAATTTATTCAAAAAAATATTTGGTATTGATCAATTAGAATATAGGATTAGATTACTAGAAAGAAAAAATTACTGGAGGGAAAAATATGGCGGATCCAAAAGTCGGAACAGGTAAAAAACCAAAAGGATCAGGAAGGAGATTATACACAGATGAAAATCCAAGAGACACTGTCAAAATTAAATTTGCGACTCCGAGCGATGCGAAAAAGACTGTCGCGAAAGTTAAAAAAATTTCTAAGCCGTTTGCGAGGAAAATTCAAATCCTAACCGTTGGAGAACAGCGAGCCAAGGTTATGGGTAAATCAAAAGTCGCTGCTATATTTAAGAAAGGTAAAGATGCTATTAGAAGAACTAGAAATAATAAGTAAATTACAAAAAAATTTAAAAGATTCCTACCAATCAATTGGTGATGCAATGATTGGAGGGGGTGTTGACAATATAGAAAAATATAAGTATCTACTAGGACAAGCGCATGCTTATTATAAAATATCACAGGAAATCTCTAACCTGCTGAAAAACAAGGAGCAAAAAAATGAAGTTAAGACAGACAGAGAAAATATCATCAGATTCGACGCAACCAAAAATTAAATTAGCGTTAGAAGAAAAATATAAAGAAGAAGATAAAAAAGAAATGGACGCATACGAGCGTCTAAAAGAAAAAGAATCAGATAAACTACCCAAACCAACAGGATGGAGAATATTAGTCCTACCTTTTAAAATGCCAGAAAAAACTAAAGGCGGTATTTTTTTAGGGCAGGATACTTTAGAGAGACAACAAGTTGCATCAACATGTGGATTAGTTTTAGCGATGGGTCCACATTGTTATGACAAAGATAGATATCCAGAAGGGCCGTGGTGCAAGACTGGTGATTGGGTAATCTTTGCAAGATATGCTGGATCTAGAATCCAGATCGATGGCGGGGAAGTTAGATTGCTAAATGATGATGAAGTTTTAGCAACCATCGAGAAACCTGAAGATATACTTCATCAATATTAACATAGGAGAGGACTATGCAAGAAGAAGAAAAAACAGTTGATATTGACACCTCTGGTCCAGATACTGAAGTAGAGTTACCTGAAACTAAGGAGGAAGTTAATGAAACAACTAACGACAATACTGAGTCCACTGACACATCTGAGAAACCTAGTGAGCAGTTGGATGTTCAAGATAACAAAGAGAACGAAGAACAGAAAGATACAGAACAAAAGAAAGAATTAGATGATTACTCTGATGGAGTAAAAAGAAGAATAGCTAAACTAACCAAAAAAATGCGTGAAGCAGAACGAAGAGAAGAAGCTGCAACGTTATACGCAAAAGGTGTTTTAGACGAACAAGAAAAACTAAAAGCAAGATTAGCAAAAGTAGATACAAACTATGTTTCTGAACTAGAGGGTAGAATTAAATCTGGTATGGAAGCAGCAGTTGCTAAACTTGCAAAAGCTAGAGATGAAAACAACATCAAAGATGAAGTTGCAGCTCAAGCTGAAATAGCTAGATTAGGTTACGAAGAAGCAAGATTAGGTGACTTAAAATCTAGACAAACTAAAGTCGAAGAAAAACCTATTCTACAACCAGAAGAATATGTTCAACCTGTTCAGAGAAGAGTGGATCCAAGAGCTCAAGAATGGGCTGAAAAGAATACATGGTTTAATAAAGATGCGGTTATGACTGAAGGCGCAAAAGCTATCCATAGGCAATTAGTTGAGGAAGAAGGGTATGATCCTATTAATCAACCTGAAGAATACTATTCAGAAATAGACAAAAGAATATCTCTTGAATTTCCTCACAAATTTGCTAAAAAGGAAACAGAAACGACTAAGCCTACTCAAACTGTTGCATCTGCAACGCGTAGTAGCAAAACAGGTCGCAAAACACAAAGACTCACACCGTCTGAGGTAGCAATTGCTAAAAAATTAGGTGTGCCACTCGATAAATATGCTGAACAAAAGCAAAAAATGAACACGGGAAAGGCGTAAAAAAATATGAGTAAAGATAAAAATAAAGCCGATAATCGTGCGAGTCAGGTTAAAAGTGATGAGACAAAAGTTGAATCACGTGCTCAACAGGTTCAACCACCTGTACAAAGCAAACCTTGGACTCCACCGTCATCTTTAGATGCACCCCCTGCAAAGGAAGGTTTTCAACACAGATGGTTGAGGGCTGAATCTTTAGGGTTCCAAGATACGAAGAACATATCTGGAAGACTTAGATCAGGATACGAATTAGTTAGAGCTGATGAATATCCAGATTCAGATTACCCAATGGTTGAAGATGGAAAATACAAGGGAGTGATCGGAGTTGGAGGCCTAGTGCTGGCTAGGGTACCTATAGAGATCGCACAGAGTAGAACTGATTACTACACTAGAATGCACGACGACAAAATAAAAGCCGTCGATCACGAACTCAAAAAGGAACAGCATAGAAGTATGCCGATCAATATTGATCGTCAATCTTCGACAACCTTCGGTGGCTCAAAGAAAAGTTAATTTTTTAACAATTCAAAGTCCGCCGGATAAACTTAACAAGTCTTTAAGGAGGACTATACTATGGCAAACCAAGACGCACCTTTTGGGTTAAAACCAATTGGTAAAGTTGGTCAAAATAGAGACAGCCAAGGTTTATCCGAGTATGATATAGCTGCTTCGGCAACTGCTATCTACTTCAATGACCCAGTTAAAATGAAAGCTGATGGAACAATTGAAGTTGCAGGTGCAGGTGGAGCAATACTAGGTTCCTTGGGAGGTATCTTTTTTACCGACGCAACAACTAGTAAGCCTACTTTTGCGAATCACTTGAACGCATCCAACACAGCGACAGATATCGTTGGGTTCGTTACTGATGATCCGTATCAGAGGTTTGAAATACAAACAAACAACACAGGCGCTTCTGCTAATACTGATATCTTTAATGTTGCAGATATCGAATACACAGCTGGAAGTTCGCCAGACTTCGTGTCCGCAGTTGAATTAAATGATTCAACTCTAGCAAACGGCTCATCTGCTACTTTGCAGATTCTAGGTTTATCTAGAGATCCATCTAACAGTGATGTTGGCTCTGCTAACGTCAACTGGATCGTTAGAATAAACGAGCACGAGTTAGACATGAATGTAAATGGAGTATAAGGAGGATAACTATGGCCATTTCTAGAGGACAACTAGTCAAAGAACTAGAGCCAGGTTTGAATGCCTTATTCGGCCTGGAATATAATCGTTATGAGAATCAGCATGCTGAGATCTATACTACTGAAAGTTCAGACAGAGCGTTTGAAGAGGAAGTAATGTTATCAGGATTTGCTCAAGCTCAAGTTAAACCAGAAGGTTCTGGTGTAGCTTTTGACAATGCTCAAGAGACTTACACTGCAAGATACCAACACGAAACTGTTGCTCTTGCCTTCGCGATAACTGAGGAAGCAATCGAAGATAACTTGTATGACCAACTTTCATCTAGATATACAAAAGCATTAGCTAGATCGATGGCGAATACAAAACAAGTAAAAGCTGTTAGCCCATTAATTAATGGTCTACCGGGAGTGACAACTGGTAAGTTTACATCTGGTGACGGAGCAAACTTATTTAGTACATCACACCCTACAATTGCTGGTAACATTAAGAACACGTTAACAACAGCAGCTGACTTGAACGAAACATCATTAGAGCAATCATTGATTGACATTGCTGCATTAACAGACGAAAGAGGTCTGAAAATTGCTGCAAGAGGAATGAAAATGATTATTCCTTCTGAGCTTCAGTTCACAGCTGAGAGATTAATGAAATCAGCAGGTAGAGTTGGAACAGCGGATAATGATGTTAATGCAATCGCGTCAATGGGAATGATTCCACAAGGTTATGTGGTTAACAATTTCTTAACTGACACAGATGCGTTCTACATTATTACAGATGTACCAAACGGTATGAAGTATTTTGAAAGATCTGCTATCAAAACAGCGATGGAAGGTGACTTCGATACTGGTAACGTAAGATACAAAGCTAGAGAAAGATATTCATTTGGAGTATCTGACTTCAGAGGTATCTTTGCATCACCAGGTGCTTAATACTTAATTTTAAGGGGCGGAACATATTTCCGCCCCTTTTTTTAAATAGAAAGAAAAAATGCGTCCCAAAAAATTCAGAGTACAGATAAATGCCTACCAATATCACGCAGATTTTGTTATAGAATCACTCGAATTACCATTAGATATCGAAAATGCCATAGTTGACAAACTAGGACAAAAAGATATAAAATGGGAGTATCTTGGAGAAATGATGGATCCAAGAGTACAAAGAATAACCTATGAGGAGGTTATCGATGGAGAACATGATGCAACATCTAAACGACCTTTACACGAAGAAAAGGGGTCTAGATCTCGAATGGGAGCAGGAGCATCTTAAAGAGGGTAGATATACTCTCAACATGGTTAAGATCGACAGAAAAGTCAGAGAAGTTCTTACCGACATAAGAGCAGCGGAAGCAGAAAAGGCTCATATGGAAAATAAGATTGAGGATGCAGCTCCACAAGTTTCTGTAGCTACTTAATAAAAAGCTACATCGTTGGAAAAATTTAATCCGCACTACAGGCTCTCTTGCACTCTATAAAAATCTAATATATAACTTAATTACTATACAATTAATTAGAACATAGACGCGTATAGTCGACGGCCTAGAGACTATGTTCGGTAAACTAGGAGGATATAATTATGGCAAAAACTACATTTCAAGGGCCAGTAAAATCTATCAATGGTTTTCAAAGTGTTGGGACAGGAAATTCTGTTAGCATCGCAGCAGGTGCAACTTCACTAACTGTTGATACACATGCTGGTAGAATGTTGTACCACAACGTTGCGGGTGCAGCTACTTTGACTTTACCTGCGATTAATTCATCATCTGATTCAGGTGTTTCGGGTCCAGGTAATGATCCAAACTCAGCAAACAATTTAGGTACTTCTTTTGAGATCTATATTGGAACAACTAAAACAGCTGACTTTGTTTTACAAGTTGCTAACGCTAGTGATACGATGACTGGTAATGCATTAATCGTTGACACAGACACAAACGATACTGGTGAGGGTTTTATGACTGCAGCAGCATCTGATACTATTACTTTAAATGGTAGTACAACAGGTGGATTAGCTGGAACAATCATAACTTGCAAAGCGATTGGTGAAAACAGATGGGG